AACGATCTTTTACATTCTTTCGGTACGTAACTTTCCATTATATAGTTACCTTCGATTATACTCTTTTGGTCGGAAACAGTAAATAAATCAAAACTTTTGGCTGATTTTCCGTAAATAATGTAAGAATGTGGTATAGGTTTGATTAAAAAGCAGTGCCGAATGCCTTTTTTTAACAATTTTGACCACCAATGTTCAGAATCATCCTCAAAAACGATATAAACCTTAGAAGACATTAAAGTTTACTTTTGCTGTAACAGATTTTGAAAAAGTGTTTGTGCGTCGTAATGCGGCACGACCCTCGCCCTCACCTTGTAATGCGTACTCCAAAGCCTCAACAGGGTGGGAATATTCGTTTTTATCAGGCTCATCAGTGTACCTTTCCCCTGTAGTCTGTACTCTGCGGTAGCAGAACCCACCTTGTAACCCTTTACGGATCATAGAGGCTTTAGGTAAGACGAGGAATCTAGGCTTGCCATCCATGCACATTTCTTTCATAGGAACTTCTAGGGCCGCTCTACGCTTCATAGGATCATTAGACGCAGTAGGTTGACAGGGTATGCCTGCGGCTCGCATGATTTGGAAAGGTGTTTCAGAGTTAGACTGGTTCTTATTGTTACCAGAGGGATCGCCCCATCCTTTAAACGTGTGATCAGGATAGACTTCTTCAATGTATCTTTTAAGACTAGGGGCAAAGTCAACAGCACCAGAATCAGTTAACACGACTTCATCAAAGCAGACCCAGCGCCCTACAGAGGTTCTTTGGATAAAGGCACACGCTGGAGTACGGCCAAAGTCAAAGCCAAGAATAATAGGTTGGTCTTTAGTAGGCTCAAACTCCATGTGTTGACAGTGTACTGAATCAGTATACATAGGATGTACAGGTTTACCGTTAGACACAAAGCCGTATTCATTCGCTAGATTAACTTTAATCCAGTCATCTGTCTTCCCTTGAAGTCCTCTTTTATAATAGTCATCAGGAAGGTTAGTAAGGTTCTCAGCATTTTTATTAATAATCCAGCTTTCACCGTCCTTTAGTACCCCTCCTTGTTGTCTGTAGAATGCCCAGTCATCAGGTCTTTCTATCTCTGCTAGTTTAAAATACCAATGGTCTTCATCAGGGGCGTTACTATCTCCTATGATGCCATGATGTGTAGGACGCGCACCTTCCTTGTTAGAGGGGTATCTACCATGTCTAAGGTCTAACATATCTAAAACAGCCTTAGCGTGTTCCTTAGTCTCGTTTAACCACACCCATGTAGTCTGTATACCCCTAGCTTTCTTAACGTGTTCAGGACGGTCGAACGCAATAAAGACAACATCACACTCTACTCTTGTACCATCTTCTAGTTTAAATCGTATGAAGTGTGTAGGAGGTTCCTTATTGCCTTGTTTGAAGTCACCTAACTCACCGTGTATTTCTAGCCAGTCTTTAATCGTAGTAGAGAACAGTTCAGAATAAGTATTACGTGCGGCAATAACCCTAGATAAGCGGACACCATAGTTCTTATGTTTCTTATCTTTAACAGGCTCTTGTTCACACATGAGGTCAAACAGTTTAAGAATACACTGGACTGTCTTACCAGAACCTAACGGCCCCATGATAAAGGAGTTTCTTGCACGGCAATCATTGAAATCTTGCAGGACTTGGCCTTGTGGCATCAAGTTGTATTCAATTCTCATTACAACCCCATTGTTATTTAGACCAGTCTATCTTATCGTAATTAGATTTAAATACTTCTCGACTACTCGCTGTAGACTTACGAGCATGACTACCCTTACCACCATTGTATTCAGGGAAGTGTCTATCTCTTGTTTCTTTGTCTAACTTATGAACTAAGTTTGGGCCTTTCTTTGCCATTCACCACCTACCGCATATACACGTTTCTTCTAAACAAACACACTCACTAAACATCTTCTCGTCTAACACATACAGAACTTCTTTCATCGCGTATAAGTCTTTATCAATTAAAGCCATACAAAAAGCTTCAATCAATTCGTAATCAGCATCACTCACAGGTTCATCCGTATTAAGACTTATCATTTAATTATCATCCCTTAACCAATCCTTCATTACAAGTGTTTTTGCTAATTCAAGATAAAACACCTCAGATTCACTTGTAAGCGTACTTCCTACCTCAACCCCTAGGTCGCCTATAGAAATAAAAATAAAGTCCTTAGAACGCTTTATATGAGCTTCTAGGAGGTCTTCTACGTCAGGTCTGATCTTATGAATCGTCATAATTTTTTTTTGGGAGGGACATATATATACACATAACGCTCGCCTTCGGAGGGGGGGGGGTACTGTATATCCATCCACTGTATATTTATCCAGCCCTAGTCCTGGTCATTTGCTCCACCGTCATACTTCTTGCGCTGTATGCTGACCGTTAGCCCTGTGTCCCCTGTACTGTGCTCTATGGCCTTCAGCTTTGGTGCTACATACTCCGCTATCTTCAGCCATGACGCTATAGAGTCGCGTTGATTGGCTACTGTGGGGTCTTGCTGTGCCAACTGGTCGAGGGTATGAGCCTGTTCTGCGGCCTTCATGATGGGGTCAAAGCTATCTCCGTAAATGGACTTGAGACGATTGAGTAAAAATGCTTTGTTCTTGCCTAATGCTCCTTTGGGACGTGCCATATTATGTAATCCTCTATATTATTTATTTCTACACCATTGATTAGATTGATCATTTTTTAACCAGATTGATCATTATTTGACCAATTATACCTTATTTACCCCGTTTATATGAGTAAAAGTTAGTTTAATGCCTATTGTTATAAGAATTCGATATAAAAATAAGCGTTACATTGTTGACATCTGTCAATGTATAACTTAAGGTTACTACGTGATTAGACAGACCAAAAGAAAGGCTCAACCCAAAAGGTTCTCAGCTCAGTAATTGGAATAGACGGCAACAGTCAATAAACAGTGCAGGAAATCACACAAACACAAACAAACTTTTGAGGTTACAAAATGGCTACTATTAAAACTACATTTGGTTACAGCGTAGATTGCTATGGCGAGTGCAACGAATTCTCGACTATTAGTGCTTGCTTTGATGATGAATTATTCGACGGTTGTGTTGATGGTTCATACAAAAACTGGCGCGAAGCTGTCAAGGATTTGTCAGAATACGCACACAACAACGGCACTGAGTTAGCTGAGTTAGAAAGCGACTTTTAAATAACTATTTAAACAACAGAGGTAACACCATGACAAACTATCAGACAGCAATAAAACGCATTAATGAAACAAAAACATCTTTAGGCGTTAAGCGTTTGACCCGTAGCCTTGCTAACTGCTATGAACTAGGATTTTTTACTGAAAAAGAGTTCATTAAATTGGATTACAAATTACTTGATCGAATCGATGCAATATTAGATGCAAAATAACTTATAACATAATAGAGGTAATACAACATGACTATACAAATACACGGATTAGAAAGCTTTTCATTTTGTGAGACTAAAGGTCTGTCTAAATGCTTTAATGCTTTAGCACTGACTGACTTGCCTTATATCCCAGACGTAATGGATGGCGGCATAGGTTTCAATGCTAACAGTGGTTATGTATACATAGCACTGGAAGACGGCATTACTATTTGCAGTATGCTTGGGCGTGATGTCGAATATCTAGTTACAGATTACGACGACGGTGAAGAATTCTTTTTTGATACATACAAAGAAGCAGAATTAAAACTTAATGAGGTGACGGCATGAACGAATCAGCAATCACATTGGGTAGAATACAGGTTGAATTTAACTGTCTCTACGGAACCAAAGAGATGTTAAAACGATTAACTCAAAAAGATCGCATTAGTGAGTTATTGCGAATATGTAATCGCGAGAATGTATCTTTTAAAGGCTTTGAGTATTTGGAGCGCAAACTAATTTTAAATAATGAGGTTACAGCATGAGAGACAATCGACAGCAACCAATGGCTAAACATGGCGATCTAGTATCGCCTTTTACTAATAGAGTATTAAATCAGGTTGAGGTGGACACATATAACCGCTATACCTCTGATTTCAACAAATTTACCTATACAGCCGAAAAAGAGTTTATGTTAGATCAACGGCACAGGTATGTATTAAATTGTTTTTATGAGGTGACAGCATGAGACTACATAACATCGAAGCATTAAAGCTACGCAACAGAAACGAAAGGGCTGAGAGGTATATTGCCCTTAAAAGACACGACAAGGCCGTTAGATCGACGCATAGAACGGATATAACCGTGTCATTCATAGCAGGTCTAACTGTGGCCGTGTTGGTCATGGGCTACCATATGCACGTTGGAGGGTTTTAACATGACTCAGAAAGAACGCATATTGGCCTACCTAGAGCGTGGGTATACATTGACGCGCTTGAACTCTTGGAAGATGCTAGGGATATTAGAATGCCCTGCTAGGATCTGTGAGTTAAAACAAGACGGCCATGACATAAAGACAGAACGGTTAACAGTAACTAATAAATTCGGTGAGAAAGTGTCCATAGCTAAATGGAGGTTGTAATGAAAACAATAGAGCAAGTAAAAAAAGCTGTAGACGATGGTAAATTGGTAAACTGGGCTAGTGATATTTACGAGGTCAAATACTGGCCTATACCCAACATATACGTGGTAGTTTGCACTTTAAATCAATATGCTACTGGGCTTTGCAATGAATGCGTTAAGGATTGCTATATATCCTAAGAGTAGCTAACCCTGCCAAAGCCTCCATCATGGGGGCTTTTTTATTTCCGTTTTTATTTCCCTTGGTATTTGTTCCGTAGGTAGTTCATCGACACTGGCAACTCATCGCACCCACCATTAGCAACCTCGTTTAGCATCCATATACCACGCCATGACGAATTAGTTTGCGGGGTAAGGTAATCCTCATCATGTTGGTAATAAATCCCTGAGAACAATCCTAAAATGTTTGTGCCGTCTGCTCTCCTGCCATAGGCAATGTCTCTATCTTGAACATGACCCATAATACAGGACATCATCTTTTTACTGAGCATATTCCTAGCACTGGATACAGGCCGCCCCATTATCCCAGAAGTAAAGTAATGAGCGTATGCGATTTGGTCTATTATCACCACATCAAGAAAGTCATAAACCTCCCATCCCATCTCGTCCAGTTGTAAATCCTTGTAGCCTATCAGACCATCCAGTTTTGGATCACTTTCAATGGCGCGTTCAATACGGTTTTCATGGTTGCCAAGGGTAAACACCATGCGAGGCCGCCACTGTTTATGCTTGTTTACCTTTAACCGTTGTTGCTCATCTCGTATAGGCTGTAAGAATACTTCCATTGCGTGTATCCCTGCCTCGATATCATCCCTGTATCTACGGCCTTCAAACGACTTCTTCCCAACATCCCATGATGATAGGCTAGGCATGTCAAAATGATCGCCAATATGCACGATAACATCTGGCTTTTTCTCT